AAAACCAAAAAAAAAAAGTTTTTTTTAGTTTTTAATTTAAGTTAAATTTCTATTTCTATATTATCCTAATAATATAAAAATCATATAAGCAAATCATATAAATCATAAATAATAATAAATTAAAATAAACTGAAATCTTATAAATATGGATAATATAGACGGTATTATAATATCAAGACCAATTGGTCGTTTAGGGAATCATATTATTGTTCTAATGAATGCTATTTATATGGGTCAAAAATTTAATTATCGTTGGATTGTATTTAGTGATGAATTTAAAGCATTTCCGAAAGTATTAGATATTAAAGAAAAGAAAATGTATAAGACAATAAATGATGTTAAAATAGAATGTAAATTAAAACCGCTTAGTGGATTTATGGTTTTCCATATTTCTCATTATTTGGGTGAAAGTCGTAAAATAATTGATTATCAACAATATAAAAAGATATATCAAGATTTTTTTCCTGTATTAGTCAAAGGTATTAATGATAGTAATTTTGAATTTAATAATGGTAGGAATATAAAAAAGTTCAATGTGGATGATAATAAATTTGATGAAAATAAAACACTTTATACGCATTTAAAATTTACAGATAATCTACTTCCTAATCTACATTTTAAATATAATGTATTACCAATAAATTTATATGTGAAATTACTAACAGATTATAATTTTGATAAATTGGTTGTTGTAACGGATAATGCTCGTGCTACATGGTTATTTGAATTAAATAATCGTCTTAAAAAGATTAATAAAACTTTAGAAGTAATTAGTGGTAATATTTGGGATGATTATATGATTCTAATTAATGCTAAATATATTGTAATGGATATGTCAACTTTCACTTGGACCGCTCATCTTGCATCTCCAAGAACACAAAATGTATTTATGTGGCCTTTATTTTTTACAAGATTTTTAGCAAAATATAGGCAATATGTTGATATTATGCTATTTAATGAAGCTGATATGATGAAAAAAGAAAATTATTGTTATTACAATTTATTAAGATATCCAGAATGTGGCGAATGGTATGCTACTAAACCACATTTAGATTTACTTAATACTTGGGAATCTAATAATTTAAGAATATTAAACTCAAATGTTCTGGAAGGTTGGTTTAAAGATAGAGATTCTTTATCTGATGATGACAAAAACGATAATTTTGAATTACCAGATACAAATAATATATTAGAAGAATCCGAAAATGATAAAGAATTTAATTGTAATCGTAAAATAGCATTAATTGGTCCAGGAATAATGGAAATACCTCCAAAAGGGTGGGGTGCTGTTGAAATATTAATTTGGGAGTATTATCAAGAACTGAAACGTTTAGGTTGGGATGTTGATATTATTAATACTCCAAAAACAGAGGAAATTATTCAACAAATAGAAAGACAACAAGCTGGTCGGGACCCATATCAATTTGTTCATCTTCATTATGATATATTTTATCCAATATTAGATAAGATTAATTCTTTGGTTCCACATATAGCATTTACAAGTCATTATCCATATATTGATAAACCGGAAAAACACCGGAAAGACCAATATGATAGAATATTTAATTTTATGAAAACGCAAGGGAAATATTATAATGTGATGTTAAGTCAAAAAGATGTAGATGCGATTGTCTCTGCTGGAGCAAATACAAAGAAAATACATATGATTAAGAATGGAGCAAATGCTGATAAATTCAAATTTACAGAAACTTGTGAATATCCAGAAAGAAGTATTTGTCTTGGTTGGATTACTAAAAGGAAAAGACAATCATTTCTTCAACGATTACCTGAATTGAATATTTACTTTGCAGGAAGACCAGAAGATACTGATTTCAATTACAATTCTCCTTATTATATGGGTGAATGGACAAAAGACCAAGTATATACTGAATTAACAAAATATAGTAATTTGGTTCTTTTAAGTGGAGGTGAAGCAGACCCATTGGTTGTTAAAGAAGCTATGATGGCAGGTATTGGAATTGTGGTTAATGAAACATCTGCCGCCCATTTGGATACAAATTATCAATGGTTATCAATTATTCCAAAAGATAAAGAGAATGATATTGTTTATATTAAAGATGTTATTCTTAAAAATAGATGGGTTGCTAATAAACCTGAAAGTCGTAGAGAAATAAGAGAATATGCCGAACAACATTTTAGTAATAAAATTATTGTAAAAGATTATTCGGATTGGTTGTCTAAATTAATTATGCCAAAACCGAGAATTGTATTAGTTGGAACGGGTATTTCTGAGATTCCTGCGAAAGGTTGGGGAGCTTGTGAAGGTATTGTTTGGGAATATTATAATCGTTTAAAAAGTCTAAATTATCCAGTTAAGATTGTGAATGACTCACATAAAAACTATCAAAAAATGATTAAAGAAATAAATGATTCAAAAGCAGATTATGTTCATATTATGTATGATGATAGAATTGATATTGTTCCATTTATTAATAAAAGAGGTAATAAACCGGAAATTATATATACAAGTCATTGGGGTTATTTACCACAAATAAAAAATAAAAGAAATGATCCTTATTTTACAAATATTTTTCAAAAAGCACTAATATCTCAAAATAAAATATCTTATTTTGTTTTATCTAATGAAATCAAACAAATTTATCAAGATGCAGGTGTAAATCCAGATAGAATTAGGGTAGTACATAATGGTGCTGATGCTGAAAGATTTCGTTTTAGTGAAATACCAAAATATAAGGACCGAACGATTTATCTGGCAAAAGTAGATTTTAGAAAAAGGCAACATTTATTTCAGGGAATTAAATCTTTATATTTTGCTGGTAATGTTGCAGATGCGAGATTTAATAGAAATTCGGAAAGATATTTAGGAGAATGGACCAGAGACCAAGTATATCAAAATTTAACGGATTATCCATCTCTTGCATTATTATCCGATGGGGAAGCAGACCCATTAACAGTAAAAGAAGCTTTAATGGCGGGATGCGGTATTGTAATTAGTAAATATTCAACTGCTAATTTAGATTTAGATAAAGATTGGATTACAGTTATTCCGGAAGACAAGATTACTAATATTGCGTATTTAGAAGAAGAATTAAGAAAAAATAGAGAGATGTGTTTAAATCCGATTGTTCGGAGGGAAATTAGACAATACGCAGAAGACAAATTTGGGTGGGGCAATATAATTTGGAATAATTACCTTAAAATGGGTTTGGATAAATTATAAATCATCATTTTCATTATTTTATCATTTTATCATTATTTAGTTTAATATTTATCAAAAATTTATAATAAATAGTATAAGAATATTTTAAAAATTAATAATATAAAATAGTAAAAAGTTCAATATGGATTTCAATATAGATAATGAAATTAAAGCAATGATGGAAAACCCTCAATTTGAATTAGATCAACAATTTGTAATTGACCAAGATGTTGTTGTAGAAGTTGTTGTTGAAGAAGAACCATCACATCAAATTGGTATTGATACAAGTTTATCTGGATATACTGAAGAGTTTCTTAATAAAAGAGTTGATATTAAACCTTTCAGTAAATATGATGAAGAAATGAAAAGAGCACCAAGGAGGACGATTCACCAATATCTTGCTAAACCTATTCCTGCTAAAGAATATGTCGATTTAGATGTAGGATTTTTTGGATTATGTAGTTATCAACCGCAAGCGTGGGAATATGTATTTAAAAGTGTTCGTGATTTTTATCCAGATTCACCAATAGTTTTAATTAATGATGGTTCAGAACAATTTGATTATAAAGATATGTCAGAAAAATATAAATGTATTCATTTACCAAGAACTGATGAAATTTGTCTTCATTGGTATAATATAGAATATGTGTATGAATTTCTACATCGTTTAAAAATGTGTTGTGATTTAACTAAAAAAGAATGGTTAATTCATTTACATCCAGATGTGATTTGTTGTGATAGAATTAGTAAATATCCACCATCTCCATTAGCAGGTGTTAGTTGTGGAAGTTGGACAGGAGAAAGTAATAATAAATATAATCAAGACGTCGCTTCATTTATTAAACAATATCAACCTAATTTAGAATTAAATGGTTATGGTTGGTGTGGTGGTAGCATCGTTCATGTTCCTACATTTTTAGAAATATATGATTCAATTATTAATAAAAAAAACTGGGATTTATTTAAGTTAAGAGATGAGTTAGGACAACAATTTACAGAACACGAAGATGTTTTTATGTCATTGCTCTTTAATTTACACGGTTATCCCTATCGGTTATGGTTAGATAATCCAGAACATCAAAGAGGTCAGATGGGTATGATGGATGCTGGAGCATTTTTACATGGATTTAAAGACCATTATAAATTTCAAAATAATGAAAATATTACAGAATATTACAGACGAGTTAGAGAAGAAAACGCAAAAGTTCAAAAAGTTAATGATTCAAAAATTATTATTTAATAAATTATTGTTTAAAAAATTATTATTTAAAAATTTATTATAATTGCTTTATTGCTTTTATACAAAGGTGCCATCCTAATTTATTATTCAAAGAATCTAACATTTTTGGAGGCATATTCAAAAACCAATCTTCATATATAAATATATTTTTTTTATATTCTTTTATTTTAAATTTAAAAATGTGAGTTTGAATAATATTAATATTACTAAATTGAAAAAGCAATTCTTTTACTTCGTCATTTGTATATGTTTTTGCGATTGGACAACCATTTTGTGCTTCATACTGATCATAACCACTATCAATCATTATCTTTTTCCAAGAATTTGTTGCATATAGCATAATCTTTAATTCACCACCTGGTTTCAAAACTTTATATATATTTTCGATTATTTTTTCTGGATTAGGACTATGATGGATTACACCAAAAGAATAAACTAAATCATATTTCTTATTAACTAAATTTTTTAAATCTGATATTTCTTCGGCATTACAATGAATAAATTCAGCATTTAAATTATATTGTTTAAAACCTTTTTCACATATTTCTAAACTCTTTTTTGATAAATCAATACAAGTTATATTTGCTCCATTTTTAGCAAATGATAAACTATCTGTACCAATACCACATCCTATTTCCAAAATATTTTTATCTTTATACTTTTCAAATTCAGCAAATGTAGGAATATGTGGTTCTACAAAATATCTTTTATTTTCTACTTCTTGATAATATTTTTTACTATTTTTATCTAAATTTGAATGTTTTATATTACAAGGTTGTCTATCCCAAAATTCTTGAACATCCTCAATAGAGGGTTTGTCTTCTATAGATGCCATTTTGATTTATTAATTGATTAATTGATTAATTGATTAATTGATTAATTGATTTATTAATATTAACTGTAATTATAATTGTTAAATTAAAAAATTAAAAATAAATTAATCATATTAAAAAATAAATTAATCATATAGAAGGAACTCCATATTTCTTACACCATAATTTTGCTAATTCAATTTGTTGGTCTTCATTATATGATTTATATTTATTATTACCAATATTATTATTACCAATATTATTATTATTTTCCATTAAATATATTGTTGCTTCTATATATTGAATTTGTTCTTTTTGAATATAATTATTTAAATCTTTCATATCTTTCAAAAATTTATCAGGTAATCCGCTAAATAATGATTTCATATTGATGTGTTTTGGTAATGTATTCCAAATATGTAAAGTTTCTCGCAACATTCCAACCCTCGAAGCACTTATACCATAAAAACCTTTACAAACTATATATCTTTCCGAATTCGCTGGTCTGCTGGTATAAGGTTTAAAGATATATACTGATTTATATAATGTCATTAATAAAAATAAGATTTGATTACTAATATAACTATAAGTATCAAAAAATTTAATGATAAAACTACCACCATTTTCTTGTATTGATACTCCCAAAACAACTTGAGAAAATATTAATTTTTGTGCTAAAAATTCTTGCTGATTATAATTAACTGAAAAATCAAATCCACCATCTGCAGTTACTATTTCCGCTTTCTTATTTCCAATACGATTTTCCATAAAAATATGATTATCTAAATTGTAAATATTGCCTGTTCCATCCAATCCTTTCAATATATTTATATTTAGATGTTTTGATAAAAAAAACCAAGACCGCCTCCATCCCGGAACTTCCTTGTTATGAGATACTAATGTCATTCCATATATTCTATCATTTGGATTTTTTCTAATATTAACAATACCTTCTATAAATCCACCTGGGCCTTCTGCTAAATGAACTGTTGTTATTGCTTCTCGTTTTGATAAATGATCTCGTAAATATTCATAACTAATTTCTATCATTTTGAAATAACTTCTACTCAGTGGTTCATATTTAGAAACACTTTGATGTCTTTGTTTTTTATTTGTAATATATACCATTTCATATGGATTAGTTCTTTTTTTGATAATATCCCATCCTCCTTCATTATAATATTTATCTATTTTGCTTTTAATAGAAAATAACTTTCTCATTCCTTTTATATCCAGAATATATTCATTTATATCTTCATCTTTAAAATTGTTTGAATTACTTTTATAAGTTAATATTTTAATATCTGGAAAATATAAGTTATTGATTTTATATAAATCATTTTGATTTATTTTATTATTTATTTTATTATTTATTTTTGGATTAACATAGGAGTTATCCAATTTAAAGTTTATTGCGTGTCTATCCATACATAATTTAAATAAAAAAATCTTAAATATAAAAATTAATATTTATAAATTAAAAGAATTATTTACATTTTTCTTATTATTTTTATTTTACTTTTATTTTTTTACTTTTATAATTACTAAGAAAGAACAATATAATTATTTAATCATCATTTTCATCACCACTTTCATCACCACTTTCATC